CGTGGCGTAGGTCCAGAACGTGCCGCCACTGAGCACAACCAGGCGATCGTTGAGCTTGAACGCAGTCTCCACACCATCAGGCGCCGGCAGATCCTTGCCGTCGGGGCCCTTCTTCTTGTAGCCGGTCATCTTCCACGGTGTTCCACGTGCATCAATCACCACAAGTTTGCCGCCCTGCACGATCACCGCGGCAATATCAGTCGGTCCTGCCATGCTCTCCTCCTGTTGTTGTACCCATCCACTTTAGCAAAGTGATTATCGCAGCATTAAGCTCTTCGTCATCATCGCCCGGCTGTATCTCGATCAACTCAAGGCAGTCTTGCAGATATCGGACGAATGCTTCCTGCTCCTGCTCGTCGTATTCTCGCATCACTTCACCACGCCAAACGCTACGGCGAGCCCGATCACCACGATCAGCCCCACCAGGATAATTGCCGTCACGGCAAAATTGTTCGTCGGGTAACTCTGCTGCTCGAGCCGATCGGCCGCCATCTCTTCGCGCTGCGTTGCCTCTGACTTACTTGGAAACGTGCCCTCGCGAATATCGCGAGCGATCTGCTCTGATAGGCTGGGGCGCACGTTGGGACGCTTAACCATCACGATCGATCTCGCCAACCTTGACCCACTTCGCCTCGTCGGTATCCCAGCGCCAGATCTCGTTCGCATCAGAGACGCCGTAGAGATCTCCCTGAACTACAAATGATGCGACAAAAAACATTATAGTTGATAGCCCCAGGCGTTGATCTGCGTTGCCGTATTGCCCGCGGCGCCTGGCACCGTGACGGTGATCGCCGTGCCCGTAGCACTCGCTGGCAGGCACATGGAAAAGTTTACGTTCAACTGGGTAGACAGCACGGTCGCACCGGCCGGCATTACGTACTGGAACGTCATGGTCACACCAGGTGCAAGGCTCGCTACCGTTACGGATATGGCGGTCAATGCCGTCGCGCCCAGCCCTGAAACCGCTAAACCGCAGATGTACGTGGTCTTGTTGGCAACGCCGGCCAGCGCCACGTTCTGTGTCGTGGTATCGGCACCAGTAAACACCGCAGCCACCGGCACACCAGCGACATTGCCGGCAATGGGATCACGCGGTACCTGCTGGGCGTAGCCGGGCGAACACGCGAGCAGAAACACTGCCAGCCATAGGCGTCTCATTGTAAAACCTTTCAGTAAGGTGCGTTCGAGCATTCCTCGAAGGCCTTGTCGACATCGTCGCCGAACCCACCGCCACCACAGATGTGTGGATAATCGTGGGCTTTTGTGGTGTCGGCGCGCCACTCGCGCCTAAGCCGATCGAAGCGTTCCTGTGGATTGAAACTTGGTTGTCTCTGAGTGTCGATACTCGAGGAACTCGAGGAGCTCTTCTCCAGTGAGGTATCGGACCTCGTGTCTGGTTCCAAAGACACGGTCAAGGATGACCTTGGCTGCCGCGGGGAGACGTCGAGCCTGATCTTCCTCGGCTTGCTTATCTGCTTTTCGTTGCGCGGCAAAAGAGCGACGCACCTCGAGCTCATGCGATCGATCCTTGCAATACTTGCAGCGACATCGGCTGCCGTGAACGTCTCGCCGCTCGATGGCGCAGATCTCTTCATCGGTCCACTCCGGTATGGGGGAAAACCCAAAGCACCGCGGCTTCTCCAAATTCTGCCGGTTCAATAAACCTTCCACGACTCCTGCTCCAACTCCGCGGACTTGTAGCCGCTCTTGATCGTCACCTTCTCCGGCTTGCCGGGCGCGCGACCAGGGATCATGCGATCGATCAACTGGCCAACGAGGCCGAGCGCATCAACCTGATCGTCATGCTTGCCGGCCGGGAACGATAGGAGCTCGGCGCGGAAGTCAGCGTACCACTGGGCGTGCGTGGGTACATAGAGCCCATCGTTCGCCATGCGCCCGCGGATGCTCTGGCACCTCACCGCCTTGTCGCCCTTGGTGGCAAAGCGCTCGCGGTTCACGTAGGCCTTGTTGCGTCGTGATTGCTCTTCGATGTAGGGACCAAGCGCAGATGTGATCTGTCCGCTCTCCTCGGCCCAATCCAGAGGGCGCCACTCTCGTACCAGGCGACACCACTCGCGTACCCAAACATCAGGACTAGACTGGCCGCGCCATAGATCGAGCAGGTAAGTACGGCCATCGACGTCGATGCCAATGACAACATGGCATGTGTAGTCTCCTCCATCATCGGTGACGGCATAGTCTGACCCTCCGTAGACCGACAGCGTCTCTAGAGCTGGATGGGTCGTGTAGGGGCGCAGCCATTCGGCTTTGAATTGATTGCCTTCTTCAGGCGTCGGGTTCTGCTGGAACAGCGCACTCCAATTGCGCGCGGTCTGCGTCTTCTGCTCGTGGCGCAGGAAGTTTCCGTAGCCGTAGGCATCGTCCCACAGCACCTCGCCGGCCTCGCGGCCGAGAGCATCGTCTTCCTGTGCAACCGCCGGCAGCGACAATACCTCCCACGAATCTCCACCTTTAGCCATGTCGACCAGCAGCCGGCCGGCCAAATCATCCTCGTTCCACCGCGTCTGGATCAGCACAATACGCCCGCCTGGTTTCAGGCGTGTGCTCAAGTCTGACTTGTACCAGTCCCACGTTTTCTCGCGAACCAGAGCGCTATCAGCGTCTTCGCGTGATCGTACAGGATCATCAATGATAGCGAGATCAGCGCGAAAGCCAGCGATACCAACGCCGACGCCAGCCGCGTAGTACTCACCGGATGAGGTAAGCGCCCAACGGCCTGCAGCCGCATTATCAGGTGAGATTGCCAGGTCGAGCGTAGGCCCATGTTCCTCAATCAGGTTGCGAACGCGCCGGCCCCATTTCTCCGCGAGCTCGGTGGTGTGCGAGGCGGCTAGGATGCTATGCGTCGGGTGTCGAGCCAAGTACCAAGCAGGAAACAACACACTACCGTACGTAGACTTTGCCGAGCCGGGCGGCATGAAGACTGCGAGGCGCTGGATCGAGCCACGTGAAACATCAATCAACCTGGCCATCAATAGACGATGGTGCGGCGCCGGCTCAAACTGATTCAGGCGTGCCCAATTGCTGAAGCCGTACAGGATCCTCCTGCGCTTCTTCGCCATCAAAGCCGCGTTCCAGACCAGCGGCGATAATCTGTTCAAGTTCAGCATTACTCAAACGATCAAGTTTAATGTTCGTGACCGTCGCATGCATCTCGCGTGGCATGTGGCTCGACACCACACGCAGGAAGACGTCAGGATACAACATGGCGACGGTTTCCAGCACCGCCTGTCCCTTGGCCTGCCATGCTTGGTAGAGATCAGTAAAATACTCGCTCGTTAGGTTTGCGCGCGCATCATCATTGATCATTCTCTGCACACGCTTAACACGCGGCGCGATCACCACTGGTGCTGTGACAAACTCTCTTAATCTCGGCATTACATAACACCTACACTAATACCAGTGTATGGTACGCTACCGGTACACTAACACCACCCTATTAGCGTACCTTTGATTTAAATCAAATTACTCTTGGTCATAGCCGCGTTTTGCCATGACCTTAGCACTGACCGCACCGCGCTTGAATGCCGATTGCATCTTGGCGCTTGGTTTCTTGCGGGCTGGGAGTTTACCGCCCTCGTCGGCGTCGGCAAATTCCTTGCCTACCTTCTTGGAAATACCGAGCGTGGACTTGCCCGCGGCAGCCGCGAACATGGCCGCTCTTTGGGCTTGGGATACACTCGGCATGCTAACCTCCATTTAAATCGCTGTAGGGTGGCTCCGCGTGCCTCTTTCGGCTGTCCTTATTGACGTGGAGCATCACGAGATGGACAGCCGCATCGCGCGCGCGAGATAGATTGGCCATATCGCTGATCACACCGCGCGGATATTCAACGCGCCACATTCCCGGCCACTGGCTGTCAGGGAGGATCTTCGCTCCGGTATTGCGCGTGCCAAGCATGAGCTTGTCGCCACGCCACTCGAATTCCTTAAAGCCCCGCATGTTTTGACCAAATCCCTATAGAAAACGGCGACCGAGGGAGGCAAGATCCGCGGCCGCCGAAGTTCAGTACCACAAACACACGCAAGGGGGGTTAACTCTTGCGCGTGCCAAACCTAGACGCTCGAGCGGACCTGTCAACGGCTGGTAGGAACTTGTTCACGCAAACCCCCAGACCTTGGCCATCGTCTCCAAGGTTTCCCTAAATCGCAGCCCGATGTATTTGCGCGATCGGCCGCGGTG